ACAACACAATCTTTTCTGCCGTTAGAGCCAGCAACAAGACCGACCATATGATTAACTACTGTAACCTGATCAGATTTGCCGTTCATTCCTGGTGCAATCATGAAATCAATTTCAATTGTGTTTTGATCTTCGAAAGTATCAAACCCCCTAGTATACGCTGATGTGTTCAGCGTTGGAGAGTCTTTACCGCCGCCTAATCCAGTGTTGTACACCTTAGGAGTTTGAAGACCAAACTCAACACCTGCGGCATTTTTGCCCCAGTCGGTGTCAACTGCCGTACCATTTACCTTTGGTGCATCAACTGCCCAAACGTAGTTTGACCTGTTATTTAAAACGTCCTCGAGATAATTCGTGGCACCGTCAGTAGTCTTAGCGTCACCAGCAAGCGAAACATATGAGAACGTTTCGAGTACTGAACCTTTAACGCCTGAGAATGTTCCGTCTGAATCAATAATTGCTACGTGTACTTCGTCGTTTGAACCGCCTAAGTTAGCGACATATGAAGAAGTTCCTGGTGCGCCGTCAAAATTATCTTTGTACGACCATCCATCGAACGTGCTATTATCAGAATCAGCAGGACAAATTGAAACTGCTAAACTGCTACCTGCCGCGCCTGGCCATTTAGCAACAGCCCAAGTGCCATTAGCAGCAATTGAATCTTTAACAGCGTTGAAGTCATCTAAGTTCTTAACCAATACAGATTGATAACCTAGACCTTGTCCGTCAGAATCAGTAGAATAATCAAAAGCGTTACTAGTAATATTACCTGCCAAAGTTCCGTCAGAATCGACGACTTCGCGGGTAACATACAGACTATCTGAATATCTTAAAAATGAAGCAGCAGACAGAAAGTCAACTGCTGTCCCTGTTGAGGGTGCTCCGAAAGCACTTACCAACGCTGTCTCTCCGTTGACTAGTGTTGGTTCTGCCACCGGACCCCATCTAAAGTCGCCAACGATTGCTCCAGTAGTCGTTGATACATTAGGGACTGTCCCCGTTAGATCAACCTCTCGTACTGTTATCGCGGGAGACAGACTTGGAGTAAAAAGTGCCATAGTTGTTTCCTTCTCTCGATTTGTTTATTATAAGGTTTCATGATACGGGATTAAACTCAATGAACTTATTTATAATTTCTTAGAAATCAGGGTCGTACACTATCGCCCATTCGTTTCTATCAATCTCTTCTTGAGTTATTATCCTCGCTATCTCCTCATCGCCATTATCAATAAACCCGAAAGGAACTATGTCTTCTTCGATAAGTTTCATTTTCTCATCAAAGATCATTTGTTTTAAATTAATATCTGTCATGTTAGAAAACATTTCAGTTGTACAAAAGAATCCAAACATAACAAGGTTCATCATTAGATCGTCGTGGTTGCCTTCGCTTGCTTCGTAAGAGGTTCCTGATGCAACAAAAGTTGATATCTCCATGATAGTTTCTTCATCAACAACACTCAGCTTCTTTTCCTCAAGCAAATCTTTAATGCCTGAGCAACCGATTCGTTTAACTCGCTTGTTCATCTCAACACCAATATGAGAAGATTTAACTGCAGAAGATACGTGAGTGTTTTCGTATTCTAGATCGTAGTAAAGTCCATTACAAACTAGAGATCCCTGATCGTTTGCTTCAATTACTACGTATGCTTGGTTATAAACGTTGGCGTACTTATATATAATGTTAGGGAAGAGTATTGGAGAGATAGTATTGTTCCGATACACAGCCACTTGTTCAAACGGGCGTGTCGAAATGTCGATGACAGTGAACGTAGAGTAGTCCTGACCTCTTCCTTTCGAGACATCAACGGTCATGATGTACTCGTGCTTGCTAGCAGGTTCTTTGTAAACTAACATAAGACCGCCCTCTAAGACCCGCTGGGGCACTCCTGCCCTCAAAGAAAGGAGTGTCTCGGCGTTTATTAGCGTGTTGCCAGTCCCGAAGAAAGTATTCCCAAATTCCTGGTCAAACTGTAACTGAGAAGTGTTGGCAATCGTTTGTTCTTTCCATTGCTCGTCTCGTCCAGGCACGTCCCACCAGTCTACGCGAAACGATTTAAATTCGTTTACTTTTTGCTCAGCTCCTTCCCATATTTTGTGAAAGATATTTCCGATTCCATTTGCGGTTGAGGTGATGATGACTTTGGTGTCGACGCCTGACGAAATAACAGGATACGTGGAAGTGTAAAACTCAGCTGCTCGCTCAACAAAAGCAAACTCATCGAGATAGAGCAAATTAACAGACATGCCCCGAATAGAACTCCCGCTAGTGGCAGCAGCAACAATCCTAGAATTATTAGAAAACTCGATTGAACCTTTATTAAGAGTTTTACACCCAGGTTGTAAGAAGAACGGAAGATTTTCCAACATGAGAGTAATACGGGCGAGCATCTCTCTGGCAGTTGATCCTTTATTCGCCAGTATAGCGATTGTTTTTTCGGGGTTGAAGATAGCATACCAGAGTAAGTATGCAACCGACGATATTGATTTACCAGACTGTCGACAAGCAAGAACGATACTAAAGCGATTATCGTTAAAATGCTGAAACATGCTTCTTTGATAATCGTACAACTCAAACGGAACGAGTCCCCTATCCAACGAAATAATTTTGACGTATACTTCTGCGAAATACTCAGGGCTCGCCATACATTTTGCATATTCTTGTACCTGATCTTGTGTCCATTCTTGAACAACGCCATCTTTCTTGACAAGATGATTAAACTGATAAGATTCGTTACTCATTCTCAACGTCTGAGACATCATTAATCACCTTTTCTTCATTATTTTTTAACAGTCTCTGTAAATCAGTTGTACTTCCAAGAAACACATTGTTGTTTGTAATTTGTTTTTGTTCTGGTTTATCCTCTTTGATAACTTCCTTGTGTTTTTTATTCAGTTCCATCAACTTGTCATTAGTGTCTGCAAGATTCTTAATTAATCCTGACAAAACTTCAAACGCTCTCGGGTGCTCTGATTCTCTCGCAACCTCAATCATTAAGTCGAGAGATTCTTTTCCCTTTTCGATTAATTCGTAGTATGTTGCTCTAGAATAATCATAATCATATTCAACTTTTTCAACAGGGTTTTTTTCATCATTCATAATTTATGCCATCTTTTAACTAAGAATAAAGTCAGGAACATCTCCCGGAGCATCTGGATTATCCGTAGCGTCTGTCGATCCACCAGTGCCTTCATCTCCTCCACCTTGCCCAGGAACATACTTACCGAAACTTCCTACTGGATCGCTTGGGTTGAAATCACCTGTCACAGTATTACCAACAAACTTTAACAACATCATTGCTGTTTGTGTATTGTTTCCGTTTTGTTGTAAAGAATATGTAACCGTTCCATTCGAAGTTACGACAAACATATTACTTTGTACGTAATCGTTTCTGTAAACAGCTCTTCCCATGGTTCTAGTCATATTATTTGAGAAAGAAATGTTAGGATCACCAGAACTTGGTCCTTCGGCATCTATTCCATTACCGTTATCTTCTTCTGCCATACCCCAAGCGAGAACAAGGTCGTCTTTCTCTCCGCCAGAAATTGAACATAGGTTTGCGCTGCCAGAACCAGCATTTTGTGTAGAAACAAACGTAGCATCATATCTACCAGGTATCATCCAAATTTCTTGAATTGTTGCTACGTCGTCATTATCAAATGTCATTGTAGCATTAATAGTACTCATTTGACTGTAAGGTATTTCTACTTGAAGAAATCCAAATCTACCGCCAATCAAACCGCTTCTCTTAACACTCCACTGATAGTTGTTTGGATTTGTTACATCGCTTGAAGTTCTTAGATTGTATCCGTTAATTGTCAAATTGTAAACAAAGTTTGCAGTACCACCGTCGGCAGCGGCATTAGCGTAAACAATTGTAACAAAGTTTGTTAATTGAGCAGCTGCTTTTCTTGAGTCAGTTTTATTTTTAACTGTCAAAGTTCTAGTAGCGGTAGTTCTGTTTCCATTAATACCGTTACCCTTCACTTCATCACCAGAAGATGGGTTTAAAGTTCCGCCAGTTGCTGCAGGAAAACTGGTTGAGTTTACTCCATTGAGAGACCATTGCCTAAACGGTCTGAATTCCCAACCATCCGCTCCTCGGTTGCCTGTTATAAAGGAATCCAAGTTAAACGCTTGCCTACTAATTAAATCGTTACGCAAAGGTTGCGTTGAAGTTAGTGATTGACCGTGATCTGACGCGTAGATTGATTCATCAGACAACCACATATTTGCCAAGCGTGTCTTCAACGGTAATCCAATTGTTGTTGTAATACCGATTGACGTTTGATCCTGAACAGTACTTGTTAGATTATCTTGAATATATGCGACATGAAGAGACTGGTTAACATTACCAACATTCTGATCATCTTCCCATCTAAAGAAAACATTTGTGTTCAGAGATTTAGCGGTGCCAGGTGTATACGCTGACCAGTTAGAACCATCAGTAGAAAACTCAAAAACGTGTTCAGCGTTTGGTGTTCCTGTAATGTACACGGAATAATTTAATCCTACGTTTGCACCAGTAGGAGCATGCCAATCTGCCAAAGCAGTTGTTGTTATAGTGTCATTAACTTCTTCCGCTTTTTCCAGAGTACCGTCTGAATAAAAACGAAGGTATGCATATACTTCAGTTGCAGTGATTTGATCATCAGTAGATGCAATTGAAATAGAACCTGGTAGTGAAACCGTGCCGACATCTTCTGTTACTGTTCTAGTAGTTGGATCAGTGAATTCTAGGTCAGTATAACCGCTGTCGTTGTATATTTTGATAACAAAATTTTTGTTACCTTCCAACGCTGGGTTAGAATCTTGTCTAACCACAAAACTTCCTGAGTTGTTAGGAAGAACAACTGCACCCCTCAAGTTTCCGTTGACTATTGTTGTCGTAACACCGTTGTCAGAATAACCAGCAGACCAATCTTCCGCTACGGTAGGATTGTTACCAGTTCCAGCAACCTCCCAATACAGAGTTGTTCCAGGCGCTAAGTTTGTAGTAGTTAAAGAGTAGGTGTGATCTGAAGTTCCTGACGCTGGCTCAGTTAGAGTCACATCGCCTGATATCTGGTATGTTGGTGGATTCAAAACTACATCTTTCATGGTAAACTGAGCAGTTGCTGTTTCACCGCTAATATTACCAGTAACCGTTATAGTCGCAGTTTGATTGCCTTCAGTCGTAAACTCTAACGCGCTAGTCGTAACGTCTTGCGTCGCTGAAGTTATGTTTCCTGAATTTGCGTCTAGTCCTGTTATCGTCGACGGAAAAGAAACAATTCTATTAGTTACGCTTCCCGGAGCGCCATCGTCAGTAATGGTAACAGTCACATCTTCAAGGCAGTTTGTACTGGTTACAGTAAAACTTAATGTTTCACCTTCAATAATATTATTATCCCCGTTGACAAAATCAATAGAGTAACCTGCAGCAGCA